GGGTTAACAAAGGAGAAGACATGGGAATCATCCCAACTGAAAAGCACAAACCACTAACCAACGTCAAAGACTACATCTGGCTGTTCTTTGGAGAGCCGAAGGTGGGCAAGACAACGCTCGCCAACCAAATGACAAACGCACTCTTCCTCGCCACTGAGCCAGGGACTGCGGCGATGGAGGCTGCAGAGATACAGATAAACTCCTGGTCCGACTTCCGCAATGCAATCAAAGCGCTGCTCAAGGAAGACCACAAATGGGAGACCTTGGTCGTCGACACCGTGGACAACCTCTATGAGTTCCTCGTGGACGATGTCTGCTCAGAGAACAAGTGGACAGACTTGTCTGATGTTGGCTTCGGCAAGGGCTACAAGATGGCTCGACGCAAGCTGACGAACGCAATCGCCACGCTCCGCAAGCTGGACATGACCATCGTGTTCATCAGCCATGAGCGCAAAGAGATTGAGATCGACGACAACGGCAAGAGGAGTGGCTCAGTCACAGTCACGTCAGCTCTTCCTGGCAGTGCGAGAAAGGTACTGCATGGTGCTGTCGACTTCATCTTGCGTGTTGAGATAGGGGAGAACGAGTCTAGGTACATCCGGACGGCTCCCTTTAAGGACGGTGACCTGCACATTGAATGCGGCGCCAGAGGGTCTCTGGCTAAGCCAATGCCAGAGCTCCTTGAACTTGATTACAAGGCGCTTGAGGCGGCATTTGACGCCAGCTTCAAGCCAAACCAACCCACTAACTAGGAAGGTATTACAAAATGGGTTCAGTAAAAGAAGCAGCAGACATCTGGGGCAACTTCGCTCCAGAGGACTTTAAGCCAAGCGGTGGAGGAGACAGCTCGGGAGGGTCTTCTTCAAACAGAAAGCCAGTCCCCCTTGAGGATGGCGACTACACAGTCCGAGTCCTTTTCTTTAACTATTGGACGACCGACTCCGACAAGACCTACTACAAGTGGGGCCTTGAGGTCGACGAGGGCATCATGAAGGGCGGCTTCGTCGAGAAGTTTCAGTCTGCGTCTGACGTAGGTCTTAAGATTCTGGCGCAAGACATGATGCTCTTGCTCGGAAACCTGCCGCCTATGGACGAGCTGTACAACCCGGAACAAAACAAGGCCGGGAGAGTCCAGGCGGATGTTGTTGGCAAGCGCATCAAGATGCGTAAGACGACAAACCGAAACGGGTACGACACCTTCTGGTTCAACGACGTTGCAAGTAACGACGTTGCCGAAGACGATGAGATACCCTTCTAGCCATGATTTACCTTGGCATAGACCCAGGAAAACAAGGTGCTGCCGTCCTCCTCAGGGGGGACGGCAGTCTTGTATCTGCCACCAAACTACCCATCGTTGGTAAAGACATCGACCTGAGGGCCCTTACCTCCTGGCTTGAGCAGCGATGTGAAGAAGAGGGATGCACTGTAGATTCCATCTCAGCCGCCATAGAGGCTCTAGGAAGCCGCCCCGCCCCCAAGATGGGAGCAGTCAGCGCTATCACCATGGGGCGCAACTGGGGTCGCCTGGAGGGGCTCCTGTCGGGCCTTGGCTGCAGATACGACATCCCGCACCCAAAGACTTGGCAAAAGGAAGTGTGTCCTGGTTCGGGAGAGCCAAAGCCTCGAGCCATTGCAGCTGCGAGGAGGCTTGTGCCAGACCTTGACTTAACTCCAGGGAGGAAGACTAAGCCAGACGACAACATCGCAGACGCAGCATGTATCGCTGAGTACTGCAGGAGAATCTTAGGGGGTAGGCAATGAAGGTTGGCCCGTTTGATCTGCCGGGGTACTACTTTGGGGATGCCGTAGAGCTCCTCAGAGAGCTTCCCGACAATTCAATTCACTGCTGCGTGACCTCGCCGCCTTATTGGGGGCTCAGGTCTTACCTAGCGGGAGATGACCCAAACAAGGGTCTGGAGATTGGTGCCGAGGCGACACCGTGGGACTACGTCGACACAATGACCGCTGTGTTCAGGGAAGTGCGAAGAGTCCTGCGAGAGGATGGGACTTGTTGGCTGAACCTGGGAGACACCTATGCTGCCGGCAGAGGACCACAGGTAAGCGACAGCAAGCGCAGGGGGCAGGCGCCGAAGGACGCATGGAACGGCTCATCAAAGGTTCCAGATGGCCTGAAAGCAAAAGACCTATGTCTTATTCCTTATCGAGTAGCCATTGCCCTCCAGAAGGACGGTTGGTGGGTTCGTTCAAACATTGTCTGGGAGAAGGCAAACCCTATGCCTGAGAGCGTCTCGGACAGGCCTACTGCGGCGCACGAGTCAGTGTTTTTGCTTACGAAGAGCGGGCGGTATTACTACGACTCAGATGCAGTTCGTGAGCCAGACTGCGGAAGGGCTTCTGGAAACAAGTCGCGGGTTGTCGCGGCGGCGGGCGAGAGGCAGCGCACAAACACCCATCTTGGCTCGTCAGTCCCATGGGAGCCGGGACCTGGAAGGAACCTAAGGAATGTCTGGAGCATGGCAACGAAGCCGTACAAAGGGAGCCATTACGCGGCTATGCCGCCAGCTCTTGTTGAGAAGTGCGTCAAGGCTGGGTGCCCTAAAGGGGGCATCGTCATGGACCCGTTCCTTGGGTCTGGAACGGTTGCACAAGTGGCCGAAGACCATGGAAGGCAGTGGCTTGGGTTCGACCTGGACGAGCGGAACGAGCAGCTCATTAGAGAGCGAACATCGCAGACCTCACTCCTTCGATTGGCGTATAACGGAGAAGACCATGTCGGAAACTAGACAAGACAATCAGGTGAAGCTTTTCCTCTTCTCGGTGCCGATACTGGGCATTGGAGGGGATTCGGATGACGCATTCAGGTATGCGATTAGCGAGTTCGCTAAGTCGCCCGAGTCAGTGATTCGAGGAGAGGTGACCTACGACCAAATAGACGACAAGATTGCTTACGAGGTAGAGCTCGACAGAGCCATGGCTGCAGTAGCAAAACACGTTTGTCTTATTGACCCGACAGCTGAGTCCTGATTTAATCAGCGCACTCACTCTCTGTTAGTGGGAGTCGGCCTGACCCCCATCGCCCGACTTCTAAAAGAAAGCCTCTGGTTTAAGCCACCAGGGGCTTTTCTTTTAGGCGGTAAGCATAAGGACTGTTGGGCCGGCGCTAAGGGCTCCGGTGCCGCCAGGACCATCGTCACTGTGGGCGTGGAGAGAGACTCCTGTTCCGAACGAAACGCCCTGAGCAATAATCCAGGAGGAGCGCGTACTAGCGGCCACCGGGATCAAAACGTCAGAGTCCGTTGTTCCGTAAGTTGGGGAGCCGCTGTCATACAAGCGAGCGTAGGTGATGGCGCCAAGGGTATTGTTGATGTCGATGCTGTATATGGTCGCAGCGCCACTGGTGACATCAGACAGGCCTGTTCCTTCAAGGTCGGTGACCTCGATAAGGCGAGTAGATAGCTTGCTTCCAGATCCAGTGCTGTCTTTGCTTGCGGTTGCCATCTCTACTCCTTAGTTGTTCACTAGAACATATGCGGTAACGGTAGCGCTCGGCCCAACCGAACCGCCGGGAGAGGAGACGATCCCCGCCGCCAGTGCTGTGGGATAGACGTGTCCGCCTGGACACGCATAGGTCACTCGAGAAGAGGCAGGACACATGAATGTGTAGTGCTCATCAGTAGTGCCGATGGCAACGCCTGAGCCGAGGTTCCACATATGAAGGTACGCAACTGAAGAGTTCGCCGTGTTGTCGATCTCAACAGCGTATAGGGTGCCTCCGCTAGCGTCCAGATACACTGCTGTTGGCTTCGTAGAGGTCTCCGTAACCGTATACAGTGTGTTCGCTAATGGATCAGCAATTGATGCTGTCGTTGAAGTTGCCATTACCTAGCTCGCCTCCTGGTCCCGTGCGCGGGTGTCTTTTTTTTCTTCTTTCCAGCGCCAGAAGAAGCCTTCTTCTTTGGCTTTGGCTTTCCGTAAGCAGAACTTACCGTAGTCTTTTTGTACTTCATTGAACTACCTCCCGGCCAGCACAACAGCAACAATTGTAGCGGCAAGGGCCCCGACTCCGAAGCCCGCACCAGCGCTGGCAAATGCTACCTCTATTTGACGCTTCCGCGCCATATTAACCAACTTAGCAATTTCTTCCGACTCTTTCTGGTGACGCTCAGCTGCTCGAGCCGAGTAGTCCCGCCACAGCACGAGCTGCTTTCGCGCCAACGGATACCTATCCCTCGCCTCTCTAGCGGTCACCCACCAGCCTGGAGCGAGAACAATATGTCGGCACTTGCTCTTCCTGTATCGGTCTACTGCGGGGTGCTTGTCCTGAGGAAGAATGACCTCAACACTGCCATCCAGGTCTCCCCACTCGCCCTCATTCCACACCCCTGTGGACGGTGTTAGGGTGTACCTGGGGCAATCGAAGTCCTCAAGGGTAGGGTAGGACAGCTCGGGAGCCTCGAGTGGATTGGGAGGAATGATGGGGTCTTTGCGTACATAGTGCAGCGGAGAACACCCCATCGAGGTGATAGCAACCAGCACTAGCAGGCGGGTAATCATGACTTGAGCCGCTCCCGCTTCATCTCCTTGAGGTCCTCCTGCTCACCAGCAGCCTCTTCGTGGGCGTCGACCTCCGCGCCCACTGCAGAGTCGAGCTCCTTCTCAGTCTCCCTAGCGTCTTCCTTGGCGTCCTCGCGCCCGGTCTTTACTTCCTTTGTCGAGGATGCAATCTCAGCAGCCCGATTCTTTTCCCTGTTGAGCGTGAGAACTGCAACGACCGCAGCAAGGGCACCAGCAATTCCCAGACCTACTCCCACTAACTTCGTCCTGAGTTCCTCGTTCTTCACTGCGGCAACGCCAAGTACAACCAAGAGAACCACCAAGATGACAGCCATGCTGAAGAGAGAGCCGTTCACTTCGACCCCCCAGAGACCGAAGCCCCTGAGATGAGCTTCTTGATTCGATCTGGAAGAGCTTTGCTAACAGCAAGATATATACCGGGAGACATGGAGCCAGAGATGCAGCCAAGGATCGGCCCCCAACTGGTGTCAAACCAGTCAGGCCAGAGGGGCATAAGGCCCATGAAGCCGCCGATAACAACACAAAGGCTACGTGTTAGCCAGCGGTAAAACTCCTCCTGGCCCTTGGTCAGTTTGCCAATAGGCTGAGAGTGATACTTCGCCAAGATCCTTAATCCAGGCTTAACTACCTGACCAATAATCGCGTAGGTAGCGAGAGCAATCCCCCCACCACGAACAAGAAGGTCTACATAGTCAGGGGTTGTCACTGCATCTCATTTCGCTGGAGACATGGGCAGGTGACCAAACTTAGCGCTGTCGTCGTCGTCGCCAGCAGAGTCGTCGTCATCGGCCATAGCAATCACATCCTCGTAGGACATCTTTGC